ATTACCCGCATTATATTCAATTGAAAATCAATTAGATTTTGATACGTTTAAAACAACAATAGATAATACAGAAAATAATTTAATACAGGAATTCATATATGACACACAAAACATTGTTGATGGTAGATATTGTGTTATTAGAGGTATCGATATAATATATGGTTCTAATTTAGATGTGATTAATTTAGGTGGGTATAGACAATCTACATTGTTACCATTATCTTTTGCCACAAATGAATTTAAAACGGACAGTAGAGAATTAAAACAAAAAAGTAGATATAAATATATAACTAAAGCCTTAGGTAAATGGGGTATGGTTGACTATCACGTAGAAGACGATAGTAATATTTTAAAATACGATGGATCACTTGCAGACCTTAGTACCATTCAAATTGGTGACTACATGCGTTCAATAGATTTTACCGATTATAATGGAAATAAAGCTGGAGAAGCTGATGTTACAAATATGCAAGCATTTGGTTGGGATTGTGATTTAGTACAAGCGAATGCGACATTGACACAATTAAGTACAACTTTACAAGAAGTTGTCTCCGCCGTTGTTGACACAATTCACATTAGAATTACATTAGATAATGGGTTGAGTTGGGTCGATTCACCTAGTTGTAAGTACCTTATTGAAGAATCTGGATCAACTGAAACCAGATTTGATAATGTTAATAATTTATATATTGGTGATAAATTAGTGGTTACCGATTCCAACACCAATCAATTAACAACGGTAGCAATTACGGGATTGGAAATGGAATATGCTTCTAAAACAATTTATGGTTTAGATTTTGCTCCATCTGATTTGTTCTTAGTTGATGTTGGAGAAGGATTATATAGTGTAATGCACAACCCGACATGTTGGTGTAGTTATTCATATTGTGGTAATTGGTGTTACGAATCGTGGTGCCCAACTTGTAGGTGGGGTGGTGGTCCTGCGAAACTTTAAAATAAAACAAATTAAATAAAAAATAACATGGCAAAGAAAGAAAGAGTAGAAAGACCGTTACAAACAATAAAAACGAACATAACCCCAATTACAACCGATTTAAAAGTTAAAGTGGCAAATGCCTTCCAATCATTTGTAACGGCAATCAAAGTAAAACACCTTTCATAGTATGTATTATGAAATTAGTTACATTTGGGGATAGTTGGACTGAAGGGGTTGGGGGCAATATTAGTGAGGAATCGGCAACAGATATACCTGAAGAAAAAACAAACATAAGACAAAAATATTGTTGGCCAAAACACTTATCGGAATTACTCACTTGTGAAGTTAAAAATGTTGGGGTCGGATCATTTTCTAACAACTCCATATTCAATTCAATTTCTCGTCAATTAAAAAATGGAATCATCACTCAAGATGATTTCGTTGTTATTATGTGGTCATCATCTTTACGGGATTCATTACCTTTTTTCCCTACTGAAGATGATTTTTTTATTTGGGGTAAACGATATAAAAGTAAAGAACACCTTTTAAAGTATATTTTTGATGGAGTTAATAGTGATAATATAAACTATAATAGGGCAGAAAAAAACTTTAGAGATTATTACATTAATAATTTATTTAGTGATACCTACTACGATATAGTAAATCAAAATTACATATTACATCTTCAATTTATGTTTAAAGAATTAGGTATTAGATACCTTTTTTGTGATGGATTTGATATAATGATTAATAAAAATATTGATACGTTAGTTGACAAATCCCATTTAATTGAGAGTAATAGATATTGGGGTTATAGAGATAAAACTATGGCAAATTTATTAATTAATACTAATAGAAAAGATGTGTGGCAAGATAATAACCATTGGGTTGATACCACAGCAGGTAAACACCCAAGTAGTAATGGATATAAATTGATTGCTGAGGAATTATATAAATTTATAAATGAGGGTAATTTATTAGTACCCATCAAACTAAAAAATTCAAATCTATTATGAATTATACCATAAATAGTAATTTTTGTAATAGTGAAACTGCTAAAGATATCATTGAGTTCTGTATTAAATTTGGTGAACCGTTTTCATACAACCCGTCAGAACGATGGGATTGTAGACGAATATATGATTCTGATTTTAAAAAGAGAATAATTGATTTATTAATAACCAATTATAAAAACGGATATTTTAAATTATGGTTTGATTACTCTACCTTTAATTTAAAGAATTTTAATATCAGTCTAACTTCATATTATGATGGTAGATATCTCAATTTGCATAAAGATAAATCAAGTGAATTAACGACCGTGATTGTCCTTTCAGATAACTTTGAAGGTGGTCAGTTTGCTTTATGTGGTGATAAAAATCCACCTATTAATTTTGAAACCCTTGAAGGTATAAGTACATTTGACTTAAAATTGGGTGATTTAATTTCATTTAATGGTTCCGAAACCTATCACGGAGTGTTACCGGTAACAAATGGAACGAGGTATGCCTTGAATATTTGGATGACAGAAACTGATTTTGATTACCCTAAATTAAAATCTAATAAAACTGTTATATAATGTTAACTAAAAAAAATAATACAAATAAACTAATATGAAACTATCAATCGATGATTTAGTTTTTTTAAAATCTGAATTAAATAACACTCGAATAATGAATGAAGAAGATTTAAGCTATATAAAATCAGCACATCCCCAATTATATCATACCACAAATCCAGAAAAAGCCGATATTCTATCTCTCTTTCCAAATGATAGTTGGGTTTATACTTTAGAAAATAAAAATTTAAATGAATTTATTTGTAATAAATTTGAAGAACCCATTGATAATTTATACATAATGCATAGATTAATATATGGTGAAAATGGTTATGCTAAAAAACATAAAGATAGATTTACAACACATAAGACCGTTAGTATTTTATTGTCATCCGATTTTACAGGTGGTGAAATGTATATAAATGATAAAGATCTATCATTGACAAATGAAGGAGATTATATTGTATTCAATGGGGGTAATGAATCCCACGAAGTAAAAAAGATAATTAATGGGGAACGAGATGTATTAATAATATGGTTTTCAAAAAAGAAAGCAGAATTTAGTATCATATGAAAATATTAATAATAGCATTACCCAGAACCGGCTCAACTTCTCTTTTAAAAAAAATATCTAAAGATAGAAATCTAAAACCATTCTTTGAACCATTTGATGGGACTGGTAGAGTTATCTATAACAATGAAGATAATTCGGTTGTTAAAACAATTATATCACACTACCAAAATAATTTAGAACTTATTAATAACTTTGATGAAATTATACTTCTTAATAGAAAAAATATAAAAGAGTTAATAGAATCTCACTCATATCAAACGTATTTTTTAAAAACAGGTTATAATTCTAATAATCCATATGTCTATAAAGAACCACCACAAGAAATAATAAATTTGTGTACGTCTGATATACTAAATTGGAATGAGGAAATCAACCAGCTTTCAAAAATTACTAAAATACCAATTACATACTATGAAGATATTTTTGATAATAATTCAGCGGATAGGTTACGAATGTCAATAACTAATATAATTTAATGATAGATTTAAAACAATATACGTGTAGTAATCCATTTACCACTTTAGAAATACATGATAATGTTGGGTTTGTTTGTTGTCCATCTTGGTTACCAAATAAAATAGAACTTAATGATACATCTTTAAAAAATGTATATAATAGTGAACCGGTTGTGGATATTAGAAATTCCATTTTAGATGGTTCATTTAAATATTGTAACAAAGAATTATGTCCACATTTAAGTAGATTGTTAAACTATGGTGTCACCTCTGGCCCTATTCACTTAAAATCAAATTCAAAATATACAACACCAATTATTGAACCAACCACACCGACCACAATTTTAATGAATTTTGATAGGACCTGCAATTATAAATGTCCATCGTGTAGAGTCGACTTAATTGTTGAAAGTAGTAAAGGTATAGAACGAATAGAAAAAACAATAGACGAGATTGATACCTATTATTCGGCAAACGTAAAAACTTTATACATTACTGGTACTGGAGATCCCTTTGTTTCA